AAAAGAAATCTAAAATCAAATTACAATTACATGCTGTTACATTTGCAGGAACCTTCACCACAAGGTCAAAGGATAATTTAAAAAAGGCAAGTGGTTTATGTATATTGGATTTTGACAAACTTAAAACCTATGATTTAGTTTTAGAGCTGAAGGAAAAATTAAAAAATGATAGTTTTATTTATTCAACTTGGATAAGCCCTTCAGGAGATGGATTAAAGGGTTTGGTTAAAATACCATGTATTGAATCCAATGATGAATATAACAAGTACTATAAATCAATTGTAAAGCATTTCGAATGGGTTAATATAGATTATGGAAGTAATACAATAGATACTTCAGGACAGGACATTTCACGCCTATGTTTTGAATCATACGACCCTGATATTCATATAAATTTAGAGTCAGATTTATACGTTGATTTTGAAAGAAATGAACTAGTAGAAATAAATAGCACTTTAGGAGTTGTTACTAACATTCCTTTAACAGACCAAGACCAAATAGCTAACAGGTTAATGGTATGGTTTAAGAAGTCTTACAACGGTGTAAATCGTAACAATTCCTTCCATAAATTAGCACTTGCATTTAATGATTTTGGAGTTGAAAGATTTATTGCAGAAAGGTATATTTTAGCGAATGAGCAAAAGGATTTTGACAGCAAAGAAATATTAGCATTAATAAACTCAGCTTATAAACATACTTCTAATTTTGGAAGTAAACAATTTGAAGACAAGTCTAAATTAAAGACTATTTCAAATATGATTTTAGTAGGGAAAACTACTGATTTTATTAAATCTAAATTTCAAGAAATAAGTATTGATAATTTAGAAGTAGAAATAAAAGCACAAAAAAGCAAAATTGATTTAGATAAATTCTGGACTTACAACGAGGAAGGACGGATAGTTATTTCACACCACAAATTTAAATTCTATTTAGAAAATAAAAACTTCTTTAAACATTTTCCAATTGAAAAATCAAAGACATTTACATTTATCACTAAGGATGGTAATTTTGTTGATGAGGTTTCTGAATTTCAGGTTAAAGATTTTGTATTAAACGAATTATTAAATAGTGACAATTTAGACCCTTTTGACTTGGTGGCTGGATCTACAAAATCATTTACACCGCAATACCTTTCAATGCTTGAAACTGCTAAATTCAATATTGAGGAGGATGGTGCAGACTTTGCGATTTTATATTTTAAAAATTGCGTAATAAAAGTTTTTAAAGATAAAGTTGAACAATTAAAGTATGAAGATTTAAAAGGTTTTGTTTGGAAAAAACAAGTCATTGAAAGAGACTTTATATATGCCGACCACCACGATAGCGAGTTCAGAACATTCCTATGGTTAGCAGCTTCAAAAAATGTAAGCAAGTACAACTCTTTAAAATCGGTCATAGGTTATCTTATGCACAGCTACAAAACAAGTGCAAACAATAAAGCTATAATTTTTAACGATGAAACAATATCCGATAATCCAAACGGAGGATCCGGGAAGTCTTTGTTTTGGAATGCTTTAAGTAAGATGAAAAAAGTTGCTAGCATTGATGGCAAAACACATGATTTTAATAAGTCCTTTCCTTATCAAACAGTTCCTGTTGATAGTCAACTTTTAGTTTTTGACGATGTTAAAAAGAATTTTAATTTTGAGAGTTTATTCTCATTGATTACTGAAGGAATAACACTTGAATACAAGGGACAGGATGCAATTAAGTTGCCAGTCACAAAATCCCCAAAAATAATTATTACAACAAACTACACTATTGGAGGAGTTGGTGGTTCTTTTGATCGTAGAAAGTTTGAAGTAGAAATGAGTAGTTATTTTAATTCCGAATACACTCCATTGGATGAATTTAAGCACATGTTATTTGATGACTGGAATACTGAGGAATGGGCTAGGTTCGACCATTTTATGATTAATTGCCAAAAGTATTACTTACAAAATGGCTTAGTTCCTTTTGACTTCACAAATTTAGAACACAGAAAATTAATCAACGAAACAGCTACTGAATTTCTTGAATGGATGCAAGACGGTAATATTCAAGAAGACCACCGCCATATTAAAACTGTGTGTTTTGATAATTTTTTAGAGGAAAACAAAGATTTTAGAAGTTGGTTAAAATCAAAGAGGTTTACTTTATGGTTGCAAAAATACTGCACGTATTACAAAAAGGTTTATACCGAGGGAAATTCAAATGGTCAAAGATGGTTTCAAATTACAACCGCCACCGCTGAAGAACTACAAACTGAAGAAACACCGCAACTCATTGGCAACAGACTCGTTAAAAATGAAATAGAGGAAGCAAACGAATGGGATTCACTTGATAAAAAAGTATTATGAATTATAATTAGAATACTAGAAATCAAACAAAATTAGATTTATGAAACTTAGAGATTATCAAATAGAAATATCTGAACAAGCGGTTAAAATATTAAGAGATAAAAAACTTGTTTATTTAGCAATGCAAGTTAGGACAGGGAAAACTTTAACAGCTTTGAAAATTGCTGAATTGTTTGGAGCTAAAAATGTTTTGTTTCTTACAAAGAAAAAAGCTATTTCATCAATTGAAAATGACTATTATAGTTTTGGCTTTGATTTTAAAATAACAGTAATTAATGATGAACAATTAGAGAATATTAATAATAGCTATGATTTAATCATACACGACGAGCACCACCGCTTCGGAGCGTTCCCTAAACCAAGTAAAAGAGTAAAGGAATATAAATTGAAATACTCTTTTTTGCCTATGATTTTTTTAAGTGGCACGCCTGCCGCTGAAAGTTACTCGCAAATGTTTCATCAATTTTGGGTAAGCTCGTACACTCCATTCAATCAATACGGGAGTTTTTATAAGTGGTCAAAGACGTTTGTAAATGTAAAGCCAAAACACTTAGGTCATGGAGTTGTAAATGACTATTCCGATGCTAAAAAAGATTTGATTGATTTAGTGATTGATCCCTATATTTTGAAGTACACCCAAAAAGAAAGTGGCTTTGAGTCAAAGGTAAATGAACACGTGATTTACATTCCAGAACTTTGTCAAAACTTAATATTAAAGCTAAAAAAAGATAAAGTTATTATTGGAAAAGAGGAAACAATTTTAGCAGATTCAGGAGCTAAAATGATGCAGAAAGTTCATATGCTTGAGGGAGGAACCATTAAATTTGAAAGTGGAAAATCTCAAAGTCTGGACTATTCAAAAGCTATTTTTATACGTGATAAATTCAAAGGCAAAAAGATTGCTATTCTTTATTATTATGTAGAAGAGCTTGAACTATTGAAACAAGTTTTTCCAAACCATACGAACGATTTAAACGAGTTTAATACAACCGATAAAGATTTTATAGGGCAACAGTACAGTACTGCACTAGGTGTAAATTTATCAAAAGCAGAATGTTTAATTTTTTATTCATTCGGGTTTTCAGGCACAAATTTCATTCAAGCCAGAGACCGAATGACAATTAAAGAAAGGCTTATTAACGATGTTTATTTTGTTTATGCAAAAGGATCATTAAGCGAAAAGATACACCAGGTGATTAAGCAGAAAAAAAATTTTACCGAAGCACAATTTAAAAAATGCTAGAAAGCAAGTTACAAGCTTCATGTTTGAAGTACGCTAAATCTAAGGGCTGGTATGTTCTTAAAGTTGTTAAATGCAATATTAGCGGATTCCCTGATTCAGTACTTTTTAAGGACGGTCAAACGATATTTGTAGAATATAAAGCTATTAATGGCACACAATCTGAACTTCAGAAATACCAACAAAAGCTATTAGAAAACCAAGGCTTTAAATATTATTTAGTTAATAATTTAAATTATTTTAAAGAGATAGTAGTTTATTAATAATAAATAGTTATATTTGTATATAATTAATAATTAAAAACTAGAAACCATGAAAGATTTTACAACAGAAATGAAAGAGGTCATTAAAAAACCATTTCATCACGATGAGCTAAAAGCACTTGTACACAAACACGCTTTAAGGCTCGAAAATGAAAAAAACAAAAAGTATAACTTGCTACCTTCAACAGAAGGAATCTATTACTTTAAAGCTTCAATACAACTTTACGATCTAACAATTTATCAAATAACCCTAAACTCAAACTCATGAAAAATCTCTACAAATCATTGGCTAACTTTCAACAGGAAGTTCCAACAATCCACAAAGCAACTCAAGGTTTTGGATACACGTATGCCGACCTTACAGCAATCTACAAAGTCATTAATCCTTTGATGAAAAAGAATGGCTTAGGCTTTACGCAGTTGCTTCAAGACAATAAAATGGTTACTATCGTGTTTCACATTGAAAGCGGAGAAACAATCGAAAGCAGAACAGATATACCAATGAATGTACAACTTAAAGGAATGAATGATTTCCAGGTAATGGGTTCAGCAATTACTTACTTAAGACGTTATAGTTTATCTAGTGTTTTGGGTTTAGTTACCGACAAAGATACAGACGCAGGTGGGGAGCAAGTAAGCAAGCCAGTTATTGCCGAGAAAGAAGTATTAAGCAACGATCGTTTTGACAAAGCAGTTGAAAAAATACGTAAAAAAGAATACACCATAGAAGAATTGAAAGCTAAATTTAAACTAAACACAGCTCAAGAGGGAGCTTTATTATTGATCAACTTATGAGTCTTTACTTAACTATCTTAACAATTTATTGGGTTATCTTATTAATATTTTTAATATCAATTAATCCAAAACTTCCTACGGGATCAACACGAATAATCAGAAATTGGAACGAGGGGCTTTTTATCTTCGGATGGTTAAGTTTTCTTTTTTCCGCAGTATTAACTTTTTTAATCCAATCATTATGAAAATAACTTATGAATTATACGATAAAGATTGTGAGCCATTAATGACTTTAGAAGGAAAAGAATATATTTCCCCTATTGGTTCTGACGTTTATTTTATTGATGAGCAGGAAGATACAAAAAAACAAGTTTATATATGTGTTGAATTTACGAGTATAGTAACGTCTTACAGTTATTCTATACATGAAGATACACTTCATGTTAATTGTGAACTAATAGAAGATTTATCAGAACACGATGAATCACAATTAAGAAAGTATAATAAAATAAAATACAAAAGAAAATGAAAATCAGATGTTCATCACTTCCGAAAATTTGCACCGCTTCAAAAGTCAAAGGAGCTTTAAGCGAGACTGCAAAAAGTTATATTAAAACAATAGCGAAACAAGACTTCTATGGATACGAAACCGAACTAAACAATAAGTACGTTAAGAAAGGTATCGAGTGTGAGGGAGCTGCTATATTGCTTTATAACAATGTTTTTTTTACAACACACGAAAAGAACAAAGAAAGAAAGTCTACTGAAATTATTACAGGCGAATGCGACATCATAACTCCTGAATTAATTATAGACATTAAGTGTTCCTGGTCCTTTGAAACTTTCCCTGCTACAAGCGAGGAAATTACGTTAAAAGATTATGAATATCAACTAAGGGGATACATGTACCTTTACGAAGTGAATAGTGCAGAGCTTGCTTATTGCATGGTTGACACTCCAGACCATTTGATTGGCTATGATAACGTACAGATTCACAAAACAATAAACGCACCAATTGAAAGCTTAGTAACTACTTTAAGAATCGAAAGGGATGAAAAGTTAGAAGCTGAAATGATAGAGAAAGTTCACATGGCACATGAATACTACAGCGAGTATATTAACAAGATAAATCTAAAAAACAAATGAAACAGACAGCAGTAGAATGGTTGATTGAAAATTTAAACTTAGATGAAACAACACCTAATTATAATAAATTTACAACCGAGAGAGCCAAAGAAATGGAGAAGCAACAGATTATAAAAGCTCACGGGAATAAACTATGGAAATCTAGTGGAGCGGGAACTAGCTACGAATATTGGGTAGGAGGTATTGATTATTACAACGAAACATTTAAATCAGAATAAAATGAACAAAGAAACCAAAGAAAAAGCTGAGACCTTGCTTAGTCAATTTCCGACCAAAGAGGCGGCTATTGAGACAGCCAAAGTCATGGAGAAAGGCTTTAGAAAGTATTTAACCATCTGGACTAACGTCCGCAAATACATTGAACAACATGAAAAATATAATTGATTTTAAGGACATTAACTTCTCGATTATTGCTTCACATTTGAAGTACAATCGAAAAAGTTATAAAAAACAAAAGCTAGTTGAAAAAGCCTTTGAGATTGCAAATGAAGTATTAATTTTAAAACAAAAAGAATCATGAAAAATGAAATGAAATTCACAGGGATTATTACTAATATCCTTGATGTTATCCAAGTAGGCAAGACAAAAAAAATTGAATTTATTGTAACTGAAGAAGTAGATCAATATCCTCAGAGTGTTAAGTTTTCAATCTATGGAGATGAGAAAGTTGATAAGTTTGAAAAGTTTAACAAAGTAAATGCAAGAGTAGATGTATCGTTTAATTTTAGAACAACTGAATGGAACGAAAAGCATTTTACAAGCATTGAGGCTTGGAAAGTTTTTAAAGCTGAAGAGGTAAGCGCAGAACCGTTTTAATACTTGCGGCTAACATAAGTATAGGCGCACTAACTTCTTATTTTCTAATAGAACGCTGACAGCTCGGAATAGACGGCATTATTTATTTTTATTAAAATAGTTGTATATTAATAATAAATGTGTATATTTGTATATAACCTTTAACAAATAGAAATTATGAAAGCTACTGAAATGATCCAAACAGAATTAAAAAGAAGAAGTGATTTAGTAGAATGTTTACAATTTAGAAAACAAGCTGTAAAAGTTGCTAAAAAATTAGGAATTACTTCTGAGGAATGGAATAAAAATAAAATGGCTATTCTTTTAATGTTAGCTAACGAATTTTGTAAAAAAGAAAACGAATTAAGCCATGGAATTAAATAAAACATACAGATCAAAAACAGGGGCTAAAAGAACGCCCTTGTTTAATTCCGAATGCAATAGGTTTGTATTTGTTGAGTGTGTTTATTCATGTGGTAAAACAATTAACAAATGGTTTTGGATTAATCATAGATTATTTAAATAAATAAAAATTATGTGCGAATTAAATATTAATTACGATAGAGTTCCATTTACTTGTCCATATACTCAAGAAGAATGGAGAATAATAATAATTGAAAATGTAAAAAATCAAATTAAAAATTACAAAAGTATTTATCATGCAAGAAAAAATTGACGAATTAAAAAAACAATTAACGGGCAACCTTTACGATGATATGGATATTCATAACGAAATCTATGAGATCAAAAAACAAATGAATCCCGAAATAGTGAACAACCCTCAACAGGATCAAGACGAGTGCGAAGCTTGCGGGTCTTAAAAAGTTAAATTATGATAGAGATAGTTAGAAGAACATCGCACCGACAAATGAACTACATCAAAGATGCAAGCCTTAAAATTTATTTAAAAAATGGAAGGGTATCTTTAACACAAAAAACCTGCAATATTTTGAATGTAAAAGACAATGAGGGTGTAATGTTTGGATTCAACAAAAAAGAAAAATCAGCATACATAATTAAAGATACCGAGCCTGATGCTTTTATTATTCATCAAAGAGATAAAAATACTTTTCGTTTTTGTAGCAAAGAATTAATAGGATGGTTTGATGAAGTGTATGAACTTTCTAAAACAGGCATTTTATCTTTTTCATTTAATATTGATGAACAGCCTAACGAAAAGGGAATGTATAAATTAATACTAAGATAAAAAATAGTACATTTGTACTATGGGGGATTAGCTCAGATGGCTAGAGCGACTGCCTTGCACGCAGTAGGTCAACGGTTCGACTCCGTTATTCTCCACTTATGATAAATATAATTTTAACATCGTTATTCATTAGCTTCTTACTAAGGGATGATTTAAACATAGGCTACTACTTAAGAAAGTGGCTAGGCATTCGTATATCAAAATCAATAAAGATACTTGACTGTTTTCCTTGCTTTTCTTTTTGGATTAGTATTTTAGTAAGTATTTGTTTTTTACAAATATCTTTTGCACCTTTGTTTGTATTTGTATTTGGGAAAATTTATGAAACTATCGAAAAACGCTAAAGAAAGCTGGTCCGCCATTAAAGTAAAAGTGCTTAAAGGGGAGCTTGATTATACAAGGCATGAAAAGTTACAGATACAAGAAGTTTACGCAGAACTAACTGGCTATGTGGCTCAAGTAGATGGCTGTCAAGGATGCTTAAGAGATGTGATACAATGTTTAATAAATAATTATAATGCCAAAACATAAATATATAGAAACACCTGAAAAACTTTGGGATTTATTTGAACAGTATGTTATTCATGAGAAAGATAATCCAATGTTTAAAGTTGAATATGTTGGTAAAGATGGTAGGATAGAAAAAACGCCATTAGAAACACCAATAACTTTTGAAGGCTTTGAATGTTACTTAGAGGATAGAGGTATTATTTCTCATCTATCTAATTATTCTGCAAACAAAGACGATAAGTATATTGAATATTTGACTATCATTACACGTATAAAGAGAAATTGCTTTGTTCATAACTTTAGAGGGGCTTCAGTTGGATTGTTTAATGCTAACTTAATAGCTAAGAAACTAGGCTTAATTGACAAGCAACAGCATGAGATAAAACACGAACAACCATTGTTCCCAGATGTTCAAGAGAACGACCGCGATCAATAAAATACTTACTTTAAAAAAGTTTGTAAGAGGTGTTCAGGGTGGCACTTCAGCTGGCAAAACATTTGGTATATTACCTATTCTTATTAATAAATGTACACAACAAGCTTTATTAGAAGTTAGTGTTGTTGCTGAATCTATTCCTCATCTTAAGAGGGGAGCTATGAAAGACTTTAAAAAAATCATGACATTAACAAATAGATGGTTTGATGAAAGATGGAACGCTTCGGATTATAAATATACTTTTGGCAATGGCTCACAAATAGAGTTTTTTTCAGCTGATAATGATGCTAAATTAAGAGGCGCAAGGCGTGATATTCTATACATGAATGAGTGTAATAACATGACATTTCACTCATACACTGAATTAGCTTCACGAACTAAGCAATGTATTTATTTGGATTGGAATCCAACTAATGCTTTTTGGTTTCACACCGATTTAAAAGATGATAGTGACGTTGATTTTTTAACCATAAATTATTTAGATAATGAATCATGTCCTGAAAGTGCGAAGAGCTTTATTGAGAAAGCTAAAATAAAATCGTTAACTTCAGAATATTGGCGCAATTGGTATAATGTTTATGGGCTTGGTGAAATTGGTTCATTGCAAGGTGTTGTGTTTAATGATTGGCAACAAGTGGACATGATACCTATTGAATCCAAGTTAGTGGCTTATGGTTGTGATTTTGGTTATTCAAACGATCCAACTACAATCACTGCTATTTATCAATACAATAATTTATATTACTATGATGAATTGATTTATCAAACAGGATTAACGAATAACGAAATAGCGAAATTGTTTAAAGCGAAAGGGGGTTTAAATGATGTGTATATTTATGCTGATAGTGCTGAGCCAAAAAGTATTCAAGAGTTAAAAAACTTTGGTTTAAATATTCGACCTGCTGAAAAAGGAAGGGATAGTATAATGTTTGGCATTCAAAGAATGCAAGAAAACAAATTTTTTGTAACTTCGCAAAGTATTAATTTAATAAAAGAACTTAGAATGTACACTTGGGATACTGATAGGTCAGGAGCAAAACTAAACAAGCCTATTGATGCCTATAACCATTGCATTGATGGGGTCAGATATTACTTTACAAGCAAAGATAAATATAGCGGAAAATATTACATAGACAAAATATGAAAATAAAAGTACCTAAAACCATCAATGATTTAAGGATTAAACACATTGATATATTGAACGATGAAAAGTATAGAGGTGAAGATATTGACTTAGATACTATCGTGAATTTTG